AAATCGTTTTTTAATTTGGTATGCAATTTCAGAACTAACGCCACCATATTTAGCAGTTACTTCTTGAGTCCCAGTTACATTAATAACTTTCTTAAAGATTTGCATATAATTCGACTCTGTAGATCGTGTCTGAATTGTATCGTCAGAAAGCGTTCCACCTTCAGCGATTGCATTATCTTTATTTGCTGCCGCTAGAGCATCTGTAACGTTCTCTTTAAGACGAGCCACCCCAGAGTTAGAGCCAATCAACGAAAAGAATGGTGAATCCTTAGGGGATACATTTGTTACGAAATCCGATACATCACGAGCATTTACCTGCGCCTGATAGGTGCTGTATAAAGTTGCCATTTATTTTCTCCTTATTTAAATTAAATATCTAATTGGGAGATGATGTCTTCTGTAATTTCCTTTTGTAAAAAGTCAGTAGCTTCTTTTTTATTAGTAGAGTCTCTGTTGTTTAGAATATTTATTGCTTTTCTTCTAACAGCCTGAGATTCAGAATTACTATTCTTAGAGGCAGGAAGTGAACCTGAGTGCCCACTAAAAACTTTGTCAGGGTTACTTACTTGCGAGTTTTTGACTGACTTAGGTTTACTAGCTGAATACATGCCATGAACCTCCGCCAAACTAACTTCTCCAGCTTTCAGCATACTTTTGATAGATGGCTTATCTTTTAAATAAGACAACATATCTTCAACAAATTCGTCTCTGTTTTTATTTAGTTCAGGATTATTCTCGAAAAATCGAGATTCTTGGTCTTCCAATTTCTTTTTAGACCCTTCATTCTGCATACCTTGAACCGCATCTGTTAACTTACTAATATTATCTTTTAACTGCTGATTTTCATTAAATAGAAATTTTTGCGTGTCGTCCATATATTCTGTTGGATCAACTTCATCATCTTGACTATCTCCCTTGTCTAAAACAGATAGTTTACCTTCCATCTGAGCTAGTCTTCTCTCTAGATCCTGAGCTCTTGAGCGTTCTTCATCTCTTTGTTTTTTTAATTTATCAAGACGAATACTAGCATTTGGAATATCTTCTAACTGCTCATCATCAGATAACTGAGCCGCGCTATCTGGTTTTGGCTCCCCCGCTGGTTCTCCCTCAAATAACTGGTTGAAGACTGCTTCACCCATTTCTTTGGTTAACGCTTCCGGGTTTTTAATTTCGATATCTTCTAAAGACATTTGTTTCTCCTTAACGTCTGTTTTACGTGGGTGACGACCACGACGGATTTAGGTTTTTAGAGTTGTCTAAGTGACAATCTCTTCTCCACGAATAATAAATTCATGAATAACCTCGTTCACCAACATTATACCATCCTCTTGTCTGACGCAAGCCATAACAAAAGAGGGGTCATCTGATTGACTACGTTTTAGTCTTAATGCCTCAATAGCATCCTTTAAAACTTTATCTACTATTTTCCAACCACTACTGAGTCCCAATTCCCTAACTAGATTAGCTTCTTCAATGGCCAATCTAGTCTCATCACTTTGTTGCTCCATTAGTTGGTTCTTAACTCCTGTTTCTCAACTGGACCTGGTGCAGCTGAGTTCGCTCTATCTGTTTGCTTTAATTCACCTTGAAGTCTCTTCGCTTCTGAAAACAAATCTTTATTTTGCTCACCCACATTCTCTAGCGCTTGCTGTAATTGCTGTATTAGCTGTGATTGTTTATTAACTAAATTATCTGGATTAATAAATTTAGCCAACTTCGGTGATAGAGATAGCGCGATCTCCTGAAGCATAGGGACTACGTCCAATGTCTCAAAGAATTTGTCGTTTATACCCGCGATACTTAATAACTCAAGTATTGAATCTCGATATTCTCTCTCTTTCAAAAACTGAGATCCACTTGAAACGGTTATCTTGTATTGACCAACAATCTCAGAAGGACTCTGTAGTTTACTTGTTACTGTCCCATCTTGCCCTTGTATCGGAATTAAAACTTCTTCGTCAAAGAATTGAATAATAATGTCCCATACTTTCTGAAGCGTTCTTTCAATCATTCTTTTCTCAAACTTACGTACAAATCTGCTGAATTGCGACCTTGTTTGTGATAACAATGTCCCTAACGCTTTACCTGATCTATCAACCTGCGTACCGGTCGGAGCCCCTGATGCTAATGACGTAGCCCCAGTCCCCGCTTGTATCATCGACTGTAATCTAAGCATCTCACTATTTAAATGATTTAGAGGGACATCAACAAGGATCTTATTTACTGAACCCTTTACCTTTGTAAACAACGCCTTGTTCGGCTGCTTCCTTGCAAGAATAAGGTCAGACGCCTTTATTCCTGATCCCTGTAATACCTCAATTGGCCCATTTAAATTGAATGTCAAACCATCTAATGACTGGTTCTCTTTATCATTCATTTGGAACTGCAACTTCTCATAAGGGCTGATCACAGAATCTGAATTAAACTCACCAACCATGCTGTCGTAATTACATCCTGAGAAGGTTTTAAAACCCCCAATAACTGGTGAAATCATGCATCTTAAACAGTGCTGACGCTCACCAATATCAATCCAGAACTGTCGTCGTAGCTTTATGCCAGTATTCTCGTCCTGAGTAGTAAATAGCCCCTGGAACCTTAATACCTCGTATGTCTTGGTCGAATCATTATCTTTTTTAACAGATAAATCATCCATAAATGACTTCCCGTCCCCTGATCCGTCAACATCTGATGATGCTCTGTCTCCATAGTTAGGTTCATTCCTTAATAAGTTTGTTACTGATGCTGAATTATATACACCACGCTCAGACATCTCGATCAATCTTTGCGGAGTTAATGCATCTCTGTAAATAATGTCGTCTTTCTCTGGATCGTCAGATAAATGATTTACATACATCCTGTAAATATCCCTGACCTCAACCCTGATCGTCGGCTTATCCTCATCGATTTTAACTATCTCAAAGTCAGTTCTCGTTACTGGCTGCCCATCCTCGCCAATTAACGCGTCCCCAGACTCTGGGTCAACAACCGGTTTCACAACCTTTTGTCGATATACACCTGTTACTTTATTCTTGTCATAAACTGTCTCTACCCAAGTAGAGTCATATATCAACGCCTGTTTCTCAGCTAATGAGAAATTATATACATAGTCCTCCATATCAGAATAATATTTAATCATTCCATATGCTTCTCGTGACATCTCTAAACTTAACGGATCATTACCTCGGTCTTCTACGCTGAAGTAGTCGTCTCTGCCAAATAATGCGTTATTCGCCTCTGAGTCAATAACATCTACTGATTTACGTAACTCAGGATTAAATACTTCTGCAACACCATCATAACTATGGTCACTCTTTAAATATATTGCCTTGTATATCCGATACCTTTTGTCCCAGTCTCTGGCTAAATCTACGTCTTTGCCACCTCTCCTGAAACACCGCATATCTCTATATAGCTCAAAAGTCTCTACCACATGGTCAATAGCCTTTTGTGAAACTCGCTTATTCCCAGACATATCGTCAGGAACTAACTTCGAATCATATAAATCGTCTAATTCTAATTTGTCGCTAGCCATTTTTTCTATTATACCCCATTCTTCTATCCATACAACGCTATCTCTTCCTGCTCCATAACTGTAGGGAATAACCCCTCCTCAATCAACCAGTCTACTGTATTAACCTTAGATCTCGGTGTGTCCCTGTCCTCACTTAACTCTACCTGAACCTCCCATGCATCGGCCAAACAATCAATGACGTCGTCATGTTTCCCTAAACTTGTAGCTGATACCTGACTCAATTCTTCTTCTAACTCGATATGGTCGTGCTGCCAAAATAACTTATTAGCTTTTATTGGACCTTTTAACGACTTTATCCTGAATATCTTCCGTATCTGCTGTCTAGATATCTCGTGTACATAAAAAAAGCTCGTGCGCTTCTCCATCTCATACTCTAACATACGCTTAAATGTCTTCTGGAACGCCACCTGCTCCATCGTTAATATCTCACAGCTCCACTTCTTTAATAAATAAAATAGCATATCTATCTGCTCATATGGATCGCTTGACCTGAACCGCTCATACTCCAATACATATAAGTTACTGCTCTCGTCCATGCCAGTTATCATAAATACCGTGTAGTCAGCACCCTCTTTCTCAGAGAGGGCAAGGTCAGTTGTTAGCAATATATTTAAATTGTTGTTATTTACAGAAACTACTCCGGTGGCTGAATCCGTGCGTATATCCGAATCATCAAAGTACTGATACTCCTCACGAGAGAAGACCGCCATCGCGCCGCTCGTCGGGTTGTTCTGGTACTCTTGGGCAAATGTCTCTGGATCTGTTTCTCGAAGGCCTTGTAACTCGACAAGTGGCTTGAACTCCTCCCACAACGCTGTTTCTTTACCATCATCACCTTTTGTGATTGCCTGGTACCATAGCACCTGCCACGGTAAATAGTCTTTAACTTTGTTCTCGGAGATGTTCTTTAATAACGAGTCCATGTGTAATATCGTGCCCGTGATTATTACCCTGCCGTTTCTTGACTTAGCCGGTAATAATGCCTGAGTAAACCATCGCCTTAACTTCTCTCGCCTGTCTTTACTGCTTACCTGCTCGTCTTCCTCAAGGTCATCTATATAAAATAGGTCCGGCCTACCCTTCTCGTTCGCTCCCCTTATCTTCTGGCCAGCCCCCTTAGCCACAACCTTTATTCCGTTATTTGTCTGGAACTCCGTGTCTGCCCACTTATCCTTGTTCTTCAAATACCCGAAGATCTCTAGTATTAAGTCGTTATCTGTTAACTGGTCTCGTATCCATCTTAAATTCTGGGCAGACATATCCTCACTAGCCCCAACTATTATCGTGTACCTCGTTAACCCATACAAAATCTGATGCAATATATACTTCCTAGCTGTCGTTGATTTCGCATGGCCACGTGGACACACCACACAGCTTCTCGGTGCCGAATTGTACAAATTC